CGTAAGGGGAAAGCCAATTTCGGCCTGCTGGATCGACTACCAGCCCGTTGCCCGGACGAACCCCAAAGGGGAGCGCCTGTTTCGTTTGGAGATACTGACGTACGTTGACCTTTACTCTCGGAAGTAATGTCATCAAGGCCGGATAGGATTTGAATGCGACCAACTCTTCCTCCTAACAGGAAGTGGGGTCGGGTGGTTAGGCACCCAACCCCGGCTTTCCACTGCCCCGAATCCGGTTGAACTCGGGACAAACTCAATGCCGATTTTTCGACTCTAGTATCCATGTTCAGGCCACAATTGCAAGCATTATTTTGCCGCTGCCATTAGTTCGATTAGTTTGTCCGCTTGTGCGTTACGAAATTCCTGTCTTTTAGCGTCGGCGGCGGCGTAGGCGGCGGCGTAGGCGGCGTGGGCGGCGGCGTCGGCGTAGGCGGCGTGGGCGGCGTAGGCGGCGGCGGCTTCGGCGGCGTAGGCGGCGGCGTCGGCGGTGTCGGCGTAGGCGGCGGCGGCTTCGGCGGCGGTGTCGGCGTAGGCGGCGGCGGCGTCGGCGGCGGCGGCGGCGTCGGCGGTGTCGGCGGCTTCGGCGGCGTAGGCGGCGGCGTCTTCGGCGGCGTCGGCGTAGGCGGCGGCTTCGGCGGCGCTCCGCAACGAATTCCAGTTGACACCTTGCGCTTTGCCATCGGCAACCAACTGATAAGCGTCAGCGACATCCTGAATTGCTTTCTTGCCAGCCTTCGATTTGGTGAACTGAATGACCCCATATTTCGGATCGACGAGTAGCCAGACAGCGAATTTCGGCCATACGAGCGAGAGATCGGCCCCAATATTCGGAGCCATCAGGAATTGTTCGGGCCAAATTTTCGAGCGGCCATTCGATAGCGATTCAAAGATTCCGTCTTCGAGTTTGGCCAGAATACGCGGGATGCCAAGTTCTTTCTCGTAGGCAATATGACTTGAAGAATGCACGGTGCATCCGACCGCACAGCCTTTTCCGTTCTCCCAATATTTGCCGTGGATCAATTCGTCAGCAGCAATGTGGGCGCGCACTCGGGCGAGATAAAAATCCTTAACTTCCTGCTTTCCGTGATAGGCGATCATTGACTTGCTCCTTTCGAATTTTCGACTCAGCGTTTCGACTGTTCTATTCCGAGAATGGCCCGTAACTGCCTTGAACACGGAGCATGGGCACAATCGGCAAGGGTGCATCGGTCCCAATCCTCGGGGAGTGCAAACAATTTCTCGATTGCGACCATGACTTCCGGTGGAACGTGTTGAGCATACAGCCAGTCTTTGAGAGTGAGTTTAGCCATTAACGCCTCCTAGTCACAAATGCATAAGTTAAGGCTGCAACCCAACATAAAACTAAAGTAAGTAAAATTCGAACCCGAAAAAGAGCTTCATGATCGCTCACTTGTCACCTCGAATGAGTTTCTCGAACTCCTCAGCGTTTCGGGCCAGCTTTCGAATCTCGGCGAGTGCCCGGTCTTCGGCGTCCCACCTTGTCGGCGCAGCGACCGCTACGGCATCGGAGCCGCAGAACTCGCATCGAAGGTGCGTGTCGAGCCGAGTCACCAAATCACAGTTCATGCAGAACCACCGCTCGTCCATCGAAGCTCCTCAATCAGTGAAGCATTCATGTTCACACACATAAACAGATTGTCCCCATCCGAAATCATCTCGAATCTCGAAAAAAGAGTTTCCGTTAGGACAATCTAGTTGCTTGCGAAGCCATTTCTTATCGGAAAGATTTGGGTGGATCGGACGGATGAAAACCACAACTTTTTGCATCGCTTGTTCTTCGGCAAAGGGAATATAATCCCCGCCTTCCGACTTGGGATGTATCGACCGCAGGCGGGCTGGTTGCCATTCTCGACTATCGTCCATGATGTCGGTCTCCTCGATTCAGTTTCGGGGCCGAGAGGGAGCGATATGTTGTATCCGGTGACCATCCGGCCTTCTCCCTCTTGCTTCGGTTCGGCTCAACCAGCCCCGGCTCTGCGGTTAGAGGCAAATGGGGAAGGACTAAGCCTCACTCCGCGAGATCGTCAAACAGCTTTCAGCGTGAAAGTCCTTTGACACACTGGACTAGAACCCACGCGAAGCCTATGAAGGCAAAAAGGCCAACGACCATTTGCCCAAGTATTACCCAGCCGTCCATTTCATCCCTCCACTTCGATATTCAGCTTCTCACATAGAGCAAGCAGCCCCTTCTCATAGTTCTCAGGAACCTTCCAAGCTACTTTGCCAGTCTGTTTCGACTTAATGAACTTGCAATCCGTGTCCTCGAAGAACGTCTGAAGCTGTGGCACGGCGATTAGCCCGGAAGCCAGGATGTAATGGCCGTTATAGTCCTCTGGCCGGGTGATAATAAGCTTCTTTTCCGGCTCGACCTGGCTCATTGCGTCGATAGCAGACGGTACGCCACGACTAGCAGCTTCGGCTACCTTGTTCGACGCGATCTTGCGCTGTTTCTCTTTGCCTTCCTCGAAAGTGACGGTGCCATGCTCCTCGACATCATTTCCGATGGGCAGGTTGAAGATGTTGATAATGGCGTACTTCCGGCATCCAGTCATGGCCTTGTAAATAGATTTGTCGGTTGAATCGTAGCCATCCCCTCGGAACACATACTCCCGGTGATCTGAGTTTTCCGTATCCTCCAGAGTCCAGCGCATCGTTACGCCTGAGATATAGCCGCTTCGCCCTGTAATTCCATCCTTGCCGGTTCGCTCATGGATGATCCGCTCACTAGCTATGACCTCGCCGATCAAGATAAGCTTGTTCGCGGTCATCAGCTTATTTACAGCTACGACGGCATCCTCGATTCGGAGATAATTACCGCCGCCCATTTCGGAGCCGAACTTGCCCTGTTTCTTGACCACGCCGACGCGATCCTGGATTTCAAGTATCTTCTGAGCGAGCGTTTTGGGCTTTTCGGCTGGCGCTTCGGCTCGTTCGATGTAAGAGGTCGCAGGCTTGTTTTCTTTCACGAATTCCCCCCTGTCACCGGCGGCATTCTGCACAGGGAAATTACCGGGAGTGTTCATATTTCCTCCGTATGTTCATCGGCCAGAATAGATTCGGCATCGACAGGCTCGTATCCGAGACACAGACAAAAATCTTCTCCGTCGCGCCAGTAGCATGTACCTTCGTGACAAGATTCCGTGTGGCCGCAGTGTCGGCATGGCCGATCTTCGGCAGGCTGTTGGCGTTCGACCTGCTCATCATCGTAGGTCATGACGGCTCCTTATCGGTAGGAATGTCGATAGGGCAATCGGAAATGAATTCGAGCCAGGGCATACCCTCTTCGATCTCGAAGGCGATGTTTCGGACGAGAATGGCTTGAGCGGTTCGGCCCTCTCGATCACAGCGTTCGGCCCAGCGTTTCAGATCATCGACGTTCATGGTTTCGGCTCCTCTTTGCGGACATATTCGACGGCGCGAAATTCAAGCGTCTGAAAAGTTCTTTGGGACTCTCCGATAATGAACAGGGCTGAAGCGTGATCTTTGAATGGACAAGCAGAGGCGTCGATTCGCCACGAATTATCTTCGCTTTTCGGCTTAAACTCGATAATCCACACCGATTCACTCATTCGGAACGCTCCTGTATCGAGGTGTTAGCGAGTTTCATGATAACCTTTCTGGAACAGGCGATCTCGGGCTTCGCAATAGGCCATAACCAAAAGGAAGGGCACGCCAACGACAGCGCCGATCAGGGTAACGGCGACATAGAACAAGACAAGCTGCCATCGGTAATTGACCTCTTCATCGAGGCAAACTGCTGTGAAAAAGCCTGTTAGAAGCCCACAGGCTACATAAGCACCGATGATGATTTCGAGAATGGTCATGGACGCCTCCGATTGACGCAATGAGCATCGAATTTCGGGCACAGAGACCGGGAACCAGGCTCAAAGCGCACCACCTTGACGATTGGGCGCATCGGGCAGCCAGAAGCAAGTAATACGAGAATCAGAATTGATTTCATGGTTTTATCACCCAATCCGATACGATCTCTTTCGAGATATGCCAGACCTTGCGCTTGCCAGAGCCGAGCTTGACAGCTGGGAGCTTGCCCGCATAAATGAGCTTGTAAAGCGACGTGACATCTCGGCCAGTCAATCGAGCGAACTCATAAACGCCAATTTTTCCGTTGTCCATGTGCGGATTCTTTCATATGTTGTTGTTGTTGTCAAGCACCAAATGAAAGAAAAAAGTACTAGGACTAACGAATTATCTTGCTATTCACGAAACAATAGGCTTATACCTAGCATCGACACAGTTGTGCCTAATCCACCGAGGCAGAACGGTGAGAGCGTTTCACAGCTTGGACAATCCACCGACCCGAAAAACAAGAGAGCAGCGCCGAATCGAGCGAATGGAGCGTTTAGAGCGCTTCGAGGCGATGCGAATACACGGTGAGAATCGAGGCTGGCAGATCAAATCAAGCGCAGGGATGCCGACCTGGCAGTTTATTCGAGGCGGGGCATTTCAACCACTGAATCATGAATCCAAAGCTCACACTTGAACTCGACCAATCGACAGGCCAAGTCTCGGTAAATGGCCCAATCGACCAGACATTATTCTGCCTAGGCGTGTTAGAACTAGCCAAGAACGCGATCCTCGATCACGCTAAACACTCGAAGAATCAGATACTTGTCGCTCGACCGGCGATTAGCTTGGTGAAGCAATGAAGTGGTCGGCCCAATTAACTAGCGCATTCATAGAAGATTATGTGCTCATCTCAGCAGTGCCACGCAATTTCTCACCATCGGCTATCTTGGCAGAAGCATTGGAGTTGTTCATCGAATCACCGACAATGGATTTCGTCCAATATCACATTGAGGAGCTTCGATAATGATCTACATGCTCATGGGCGCTTTAATCGGCACAGCAATTAGCCTTCATATCACCTGGCCGAGAGCACAACGAATCGATTGGGAAGCGATAATGCGCGAATATCAACACGATTTCGATAATCAGCATTTGATCCTAAAGGAGTTATCGACACGTGTTCGTTAAGGGCCAATCCGGTAATCCTTCAGGTGTAACGAAGGCATTGGCTCTTGGCGACCAAAGCCTCACCAATTTGGTTGGGCCTCAAGAAAATAGTTTGCAATCAATTGAAACGATTAGGCTTGTTGAAGAGTGGCAATCGCAAGCTCACCTGACAATTGACTTAGAGCAAGATTGTCGAAATTCAGCGCAATGAATTCGCAAGAAAGCCAGCTTTTACATTATTCGGGCCTTCCACTTCAGATAACTTACATTATGTCTACTATCGCTGTAAGTTGTTCATTCTATTCATGCTGAATAATTGTAATGGACGGAATAAATCCCGGTACCTTTATGGAAAAAGCCTCATGCGGAGGGCAGGTCGCCCCAGGCGTCACTTTGTGAGCGACGTGGCATTGCCTAGCAACTTTATCCGTACAAATCCCTTGATTTCCGTCCGTACAAGTGCTACACATCCGTACATGAAAACAGCGCGGTGGGAGCTACGGATCGAGCCAGAAGAGCTTACGGAATGGAAGGCGATGGCAGCTGAGCGAGGGATGCTGCTATCGGAGTGGATACGCAGTTGCTGCAATGGAGCGGGGCCGTCAACGGCGCGAAGGATCGAGGAGATTGAAGGAAGTGCTCGAATATCGGATGTGCGGCAAGACGCTGCGGTTCCTGCGGCTAAGGGACGGGAGTCTGTTGCCGTACCATCTCCGGGAATATGCGCAAACTGCGAGCATCGAAGATCGAAGCACGGCGGATTTGGTTCGGCCTGTCAGGAAGACAACTGCTTATGCAGTGGCTTCGAGTGAGGGACTGGCCGGATTCGAGCCGAGTGGTGCATGGGATAAGGGTGTGGTACTGAGTGGACGTTAAGCCTCCCCGAAGATCGGTGCAACTGGGTCCAGGACAGCATTACGGGTCTCCTCTTCAGTCGGTGCATGGACCGGCACCAGCAAAACCTTCCGCGGTGAAGTATAAGAATCCCGAAATACAAGACCTCTACGAACGGCTGAAAAAGGTGTTTGCCGAGATGGGGCATGAGTTTTAGCCTTCGGTTCGAAGCAATAGAGAAGGCGAACCTTAGCCGGTGCGACGGTCGGAGTTTCGTTCGGCGCATGTCGGTTCTAGGAGCATAGCATGGCATCACTTACAGTTAACTCGGGAGTGAGTCCGTTCGCGCCTTCGAGCGTGGGCGGGACTTCCACATCCGAGCAGATGTTTCCAGCGCCTTCGGCGAACTTCACATCCTCGACGCTATCGACGACCACGCCGATGCAGCTCACGATCCCGAATAGCGGGCAATATGAGCAGCAAAGGATTGTGGTGAATGCCTCGGGGAAGGTCACCCTGGGGTCTACCTCTTCGCCGACCCTGCTTTGGAAGATGTACAGCGGCAAATCCCTTACGGCCTCTTCCAACGGCACGGCAGTCCTTACGATGTCGGCCCTGACCGGGTTGACGGTCAGCAAGACTTATCCGTGGACTTGGCAGAGCATCTTTCAAGGGGATTCGACTTCCGGCATCTTGCAGGCCATTTCTTCGACGCTGTGGGTCGATAACGCCACTGCCGGGACGATCACCCTCACGGGTATTGCATCGGGCGTGAACTTCGGAGGCGGCGTGGGAATCATCACTTCGGGCTACTCTTCGAACTATGCCCTGAACTTCGTCTTGTCGTTCACGTTCGGCGTGTCCTCGGCGACCAATATCTGCTACTGCTCGCAGTTCGTGGCGGAGAGTTAACCGATGACAACCCTGGCGCAGCACGCCCAAGTCACGAACGACGGGCAGAACAACGACTTTCTCCACTACACCGCGTCGAGCGGGCAGATTCTCTATGCCATTAACTCCTCGGGCAACACTTCCATATCGGGCGGCGTGGCGCTTGTCGGCCTCGGCCAGCCTTCCATCGTCTACACTCTGAGCGCGAGCCTGGGATTCGCGGTGTGGAATGCGGCGGCGGCGGTGAACATGCTTCCCACCACCGTTCCAACCGGCACGTATCGCATTTCCCTGTACCTCGTTACGACTACCGCTTTTGTAACGAATACAGAAGAGGTGATTACGTTCGGATGGACCGATGACGACCAGGCCCAGACGCTTGCGTTTACGACTTCGGCAAAATCGGCTGGTACGACACTCGTTGGTTCTCAGTTGATTCGTGTGGTAACGAGTACGGCAGTGACCTATACCCCGTCAGTGACGGGATCGAACGCCACGGCAGGTGTCAACGCCGTATCTATCGTTGTGGAAAGGCTTATATGAGTTCAGCACCATTCAGTTTGCCGCAGTTCGGAGTCAGTCTCAAAGGCAAGGCCACGAATCTTGCGCAGGGCACGCAAGCGCAGATCGGCATCGACCAGTTCAACGCTCAGACGGTTTCCCAAGTCGGGATGCCGTATGGGTTTATGACCCTTGCCGGACTCATGTGCACGGGCACCTGGCCCGCCGCCGCCGCCGCCGCTTTGTCGGCCACGGCGCTATCGGCTTGGGCGCTCTATAACCCGGCAGGTTCGAACGTCAACATTCACCTCCAGAGCATTACGGCGGTGATGACAGCCTTCACCGCTCAGGCCGCATCCTCGGCAGTCGGAATCGTTCCTTTTTCCCAAACTCCAACCTCCACCACCACGACCGGCACAGCCAAAGCTAATTGCCTCATCGGGACGGGAAACGCAGTGCAGGGCATCCAGTACGTGACCGGGACCACGGTTGGCGCGGTGACGGTGCCGATACGCTGGATCGGCGGCATTTACACGGACCTGGCCGCCGGGGATACGCCTGCGACATTGCACGATGAAATCGCAGGGTCGATGATTATCCCTCCCGGCAGCGGTATTCAGATTGGCGCGGTTGGCGGCACGGTGGCCGACCTCACCATCGCTGTCAGCATGACCTGGGCCGAAATCCCGGTGTAGCGAATGCCATTCAAAAGCCTTGCTCAGGAAGGGTATCTTCACGCCCACCCTGAAATCCTGGGCAAGGCTGGCCTTAAAGAGTGGGACTCGGCCACGAAAGGAAAACACTTGCCAAAACATGCCAAGCACGGATTCACGCATTCCGAGATCAAGCACCACCACGACGGAAGCCACACCGTAACCCATCACCACGTAGACCCATCGAAGACTGTAGAGCATGCCGTTCCCGATCTTGCCGGGGCGCAGGACTCGCTCGAGCAGCACATCGGCGCTGGCGCGCAGGCGACTGAACCGCCTCCCATGCAAGCGGCTCCCGGAGGGATGCCCGGTGCCGCGTAAGAAGATGAAGCTCAAGATTCACAAGGGCGGATTCCATGAATGGCTCGGGAAGAAAGAGGGCCAGAAGATTACCGCCGCCGACATCGCCAAAGGTAAATCCGCTGGAGGCCATGCCGCGAAGATGGCCGTATTCGCGCAGAACGCGAAGTCGTGGAACCACTAGAAGAATCCAAAGTCCCCGAAGCTCCCCGACCCTCGGCCCTCCCCGATGGATGCACGAATGAGTCGTACTACAAGTCGGAAGCCCGTCCGCTCTACCAATTAAAACCTCTGTGGAAGAAATTCGGGGACGAAATCTCCTTCAAGATGTGGCTCGATTTCCGGGACAGGTGCAGGAAAGATTTGTTCTGGCTCGGCAAGTATGTTCTCAAAAAGGATTTAACCAGGTGGCACCTTATCCCCTGCTTTCGAATGTTCGTGCAAAAGAACTTCGATGGAGTCTATAAACTCGGCTATTCCATCGGGGACGTTCATGCCGCGATTGGAGCGCAGAAGCGGGTCAAGGAGATGCTGTTCCTTGCTTCCCGCGGCAGTTTTAAGTCAACGCTCGACGGGATTGATTCGGTGCAGTGGATGCTCAACTGCCCGGATATTCGCATTTTGATCCTGACCGGGGAATATAAGCTGGCTCTCGCGTTCATGTCGGAAATCAAGGGTTACTTCTACCGGGCTGAAAAAGCCCCCGCTACGTTTCTTCACAAGCTGTTCCCCGAATACATCCTCGAAGGCAAGGACGGGACATCCGACCAACCCCTCGAATGTCCCGCCCGGATACACAACCAGAAAGAACCAAGCCTGTGGGTCAACGCGATTGTGGCGAACCTGTCGGGCTGGCATTGCGACATCCGCAAGATGGATGATGTAATCACGGATGAGAACTGCAACTCGGTGGATGCGCGGGGGCCCGAAGGAAAACTCAAAAAGAAGATTGATGGCACCGATAATCTCGTCGATGAGTGGGGCTTCACCGACATCATCGGGACGCCTTACTACACGGACGACTATTATGCCGAACGCCTGAAAGCCCCGCCCGAGGAAGCGCCTCTTATCTTTGGTAAGTTTCCTTGCTGGCAGATCAAAAAGCCGTTCATCGGGACGCCAATCAAGGAGCTAAAAGAGGAGATGGTTGATCTTCTCTTCCCCGAAAAGCTGACCTTCAAATCGCTTCGCCAGAAGCTGATGAAGAACGAGACTCTCTTCCGCTGCCAGCAACTATGCGAACCGGCGGCGGAGGGCGAAAGCATCACCTTCACGGAGTCGATGCTCAAGGCGCATCTCGTGATGGAAGCGCCGCACGCCGAAGGCGATATTTACACGACCTGGGACACCTCGTTTGCCAGAACATCGTACGCCGATTATTCCGCAGGCGTAGCGGTAAAGATCATTCCCCGAGAAGGCAAGAGTTTCGACGCTTACATCATGGAGATTGTGTTCGGCAGGTGGCGGCCTTCCGAACTTGCGTTTCAGTATGTGATGTTTGAAAAGAAGTGGAAACCGAAGGCATCGCTCATTGAACGTCCCGCCGGAGATGAACTGCTTCGCATTGAACTTCAGAGACAGGCGCAGAAGCATTCCGTGGCCCTCAACATCATCTGGAAGAACGTCTCGAATAACAAGGACTCGAAACGCAATCAGATCAAAGGCATCGAGACGCTCATTTCAAATGACCAACTCTGGTTCGTCGGCGGACAGTGGATCGACGAAACTTTCAACCAGTTCATGCGCTACACCGGAGAACCGAAGAACAAGGGACGGAAGGATGACATCCCGGATGCCGTCTCGCAGATTCAATTCTTCTGCCCATTCACTTCCGGGAACGAGGAACTCGAACGCCTGAAGAAAGAGCGGGAACAGAAAGCCGATCAACTCGCCATCTATAGTCATATCTTCGAGCGGCCCAACAAGCCCGCGCCCATCATTCCTCCGGTTCCGATGCGTCAGAGATTATTTGGGAGCCTTGCCAGATGATTCCAGTGGAAATTATTGATCTACTGAAAACCGATAAGAAAGACCAAATTATTGGCCGATACGAATTATCTGAGCAATCAGCCAAAGCCCTTGACTTTCCGTTGTGTGCCGATGGTGTGCTGAGAATTTCTGCACTCTATTGGGAAGTTATGATTCCAGAAGCCAAGTCCATGTTTGAGAAAGTATCTTGAGCACCAAGCCAGCCGCAGTCATCGACAAGACCAACACCCGCTACAACGCCGAAACCGGAACGCACGATTTCGACGATGACGCGGCCTTGAAGTTGGTGCTTGATGATCTGACTGAAACCGATACGTGGATGAACCTTCAGCAATGGCCTAGCCGGTGGCTAGATTCGATCATGCTCCAGCAGTCTCCGGTATCGGGATTCGATGACATCGCCAAGATGTCGGTGCCGAAGTTCACGCTCTCGAATACGGTCGCCACGCTTGTCAGCAAGATCATCCTGGGAATGTTTTACGACGATCCGCCATTCGTCCTTCGCCCGCGCCCGAATACCGATCCGAATGTCACTAGAGCCAAGACCGCTCTTTTCTCTTATCAGCTGGACGAGATGAAGTTTCAGGAAGAAATCGAATCTGGTTGGGAGTTTCTGGCGCTTCTCGGGACGGGGATTTGGAAGTGGGGATTCTGCAACAAGAAAAAGAAAGTCACGACATTCAAGGCGAAGGAAAATCCGACCCCAGTTGACACTCCGTTCACAACGGAGCAAGTCCATACTCCCGATTCGATGGAATTTGAGGAAGTAATCGAAGAGAAGGATGTCGCGCATCCGTGGCTGAAGGCTTGCGACATTCGAAATGTCAGGGTATGCAAAGGCACAAGGCGCGGCGATATTCGCAAGGCCAAGTTCGTCATCCACAGCGAATATCCGACCTGGGATGAACTCCAAGACCTTGCGGAAGAGGAAGACTACGATTTGCCGGATCGAGAGACGCTTGAGCGGTTCTTTCTTGAACGCTCTACCACTCCTCCTGGCGATAACCTGACCATCACACTTCCCGAGAACATGCGCGGATATTTGCAGACTGCGACTCCGAGAAATCTCAAGGATAGCGCCAATCCTTTCGATAACGGAATCGAACTGGTCGAACGGGTCGATCCAAAGCACAAGATGGTCGTCATTCGCGTGGGCGGAGAGCATAACTTCATCGTCTACAATGGGCCGAACCGATACGGCAAGATTAATTACTACTCCTCGAACTGGCGCAATCTTCCCGATGCGTTTTATGGTCAGGGACTCGGGCAACTCATTGGTTCCGAGCAAATGGTTGAGCAGGGGACAACGGCTCTTGCGCTCGGGATGCTGGCCTATGGACTTCAGCCTACCGCGATTCGAAAAAAAGGATTCAACGCCATCAGCCAACCTACCGTCTGGGAGCAGGGAGGCATCATTGATGTGGAAGACGATGTGGACAAGGCTTTCAAGTTCATGGAGTTTCCTAACGTCCCTGCGGAGGCTTGGCAAGCCATTCAGCTTTCGAAGGCCGACTCCGCCGAAACCAGCGGAGCCAATCAGCAAACTTCGATGGGATCTGGAGCAAGTGGAGTCAAGACTACAGGAATGCGATCAGGAACGGGGGCTGCTCTTGTTGGTCAGGCAAGCGCTTCTCGACTCGATGGCCCGGTCGAACGCTTCATCCGGCAAGTATTTGTACCCTGGCTCTACCAAATGGACGAGCTGAACAACAAGCTCCTACCCACAAAGATTCTGAACGATGTGCTCGGGGAAGAGATCGGCCAGGAGTTCAGGGTCGATCACATCAAGTTCCGCAACGCCAAGATGGAGTTCGATGTACTCGCGGGCGCGCACCTCGGCGCGAAGAAAGAGCAGGCTCAATTCCTGCCGTTTGTCATGCAACTGGTCAACAATCCGACGCTCATGGAGCAGGCTGCCGAGCAAGGTCTGAATTTCAACTTCAAGGCATGGTTTGATGCGTTCTCCGACCTTGCGGGATACAGCTTCGCGCAGAACTTCTTTACCAAGATGACTCCGGCGCAACAGCAACGCAGGCAGGCGAACTCCCCGGCGGGAGTCGCGGCGCAAAAGAATCAGGCGACGCAGAATCAGCAAGTTCAGAAGTTCCAGCAGGAGCAGCAGCTTCTCGATCAAGAGCAACTCGGCAAGGGCGCAAATGAATCGGAGCGCATCATCCTCGAACATGTTTTGGATCAGGGACTAGAAGGCGGCGAAGGCACCTTCGGAACGGCGGAACAATGAAAATTACTTTTGATATTCGAAGTAAAAATCTCCTTTTTGAAAATGAGGTGGGGATAACAGACATTGGATTTCCTATTCAAAATCTCTTGGATGAAATGAAAAATCCCACACTCGAATGCGAAGTGAACGTGTGTCCAATTCGCGGAATAATAAGCGAAGGGAATGTTTGCTTATCTTTTGAATACACTAACGATGGTTCACTTTCATGGAGCCGTCAATGATGGACCTGTCGAAAGTCTTTCTTGGCGAGTATCTGACTCAGACCGAGCGCCTCTATCTCAGGTCGCTCCCCGATCATGATGGATTTACAGTGCTCAAGAAACTCTTCGATCAGGTCTGCCGCCTTGCGCACGAGGATGTAGTGAAACTCGATCCAGAAGACCAGCAATATGAGAAGAAGCTTGCGGTTCGCGTGCAAAGAGAAAGGTATTTCAACGAGTTTGCGGGATGCATCATCAAGAGTTTCAATGCTAACGTAAAGATCGCCAATGACATAGAGAAAAAGGAGAAACACAATGCCGGAACAAATTCAAGACCAGAAGCCAACTGAGAAGTTTGTATTCGAGTTTCAGCACACCGACCGAAACGGTCAGCCAATTATCGACCCGCGCACCGGAAAGCAGGCATTCACGAATCTCACGGGCGCGAATGAAAGGGAAGTGCTCGACAAGCTGAAGGAATCGTATTTGGAACTAGAGAGCGCCTATGTGCGCGTGCGCTCCCAAAAACCAGTTCCAAAAGCGGAACAGCCCGCTCCCAAAGAACTATCGGCGGAGGAAGAGCGGCAGGCTGTGACCGAAGTTACCGACCCGGTAAAAGGGCGTGCGGCGATCCGCAAGCTCGCGGGAGTCGAAGACCTTGAAGCGCGGCAAAAGGCTACTGATGAAGCCAAGTTTCAGGCCGATGCCAATCGCGCTGCTTATGCTTTTATGGCCCAGCACATCAATGACTACTATCCATGCCAAGCTAATTCCGCTGAATTGACTAAATACATCAATGAAAATGAGCTAGACCCCCGAAATGTCGAAAACTATGAAGTAGCCTTCAATGCTGTCGAGCATAAACTTGCGCCTCGGCCCGCACCACCCGCACCACCCGCACCGCCAAAGATCGACGAGCCTCCCGCAGCGCCGCCCGAAAAGAAGGCGAGCGGAGGAATGCAGCCCGGCCAATTCACAGGCGACAAGCCAAGACCTCGAAACACCAAAGCAATCACAAGAGAATCCATCAATGAAATGCGCCGCACCGCCGAGGGGCGTGCGGAGTACAAAAAGCGAATGCGAGACCCCGAATTCGTTCGGCAGGTCAACGCGGCATTTCAAACCTAAAAGGAGATTAGAAAATGGCAGGTCCGAATCCATCGGCAGCAAACAGCGGAAACCTACTCACGGCACAAGCCATCGAGTTCGATTCCGAGCTGATCCCGAACCTAAAGTCCAACACCAACGCCTTCATGCAGGCGGCGGTCAAGCGGGTACAGGGCGAGGGAACAGGTATTAACCGCACGTTCTTCCAGTACGAGGAACTCGGCGCTCAACTCTTCCCCACAACGGATGGCGCGGTCGGCTCTCCGACATTCGTGGGCCAGATTTCACTCCCGGCGCAGGTCGGCGAGTGGAACAATTTCGGCAACTTCTCGGCAATGTCGGTCTATGCGGCAGTCGATGATGTGGTCGGAAACTCGGCCATCGAGGCGAGTTACCAGGTCGGCCAGACCATCAGCGAACTCTATGCCGAGGAACTCGACGCGGCATCGACAAGCGATTCGAACGTCAACCAGTCCTCGCTTCTTTCTTCTCCCTACACCATGAACCTTCCGACCATTCGAACGATGAAACAGCAACTCGTTTCGATTGGCGTGCTCCCGCCTCCGGGACACGGTGGACGGTTCTGCGGCCAGATCAGCCCGAACGTATTGGGCGACCTCTGGAACGGAACCACGGTCAACGCCTCGGCGATTGACTTCTGGAAGTACACGGCGGCAGGTCAGGAGATGTACGACAAGATGGCTGGTCAGGTCGATCAGAACTTGGAGATCGAGTTGCCCGGCACAGGAGTCGTGTTCTATCAGACGCCTTTCGTCCTGAAGACCGCGAGCTACCAATCTGGCAGCTTGACCGCCTATCGGACCTACATTTGCGGCCACTATGCCCTGATCGGCGTGTGGCTGAACGTCCCAGGCGATACGGAACTCGGAGACGGGAACTGGAAGACCATCGATTGCCACGTTGTAACGGATGCGCCTTCATCGGTCTATGATCCTCCGGCAACTATCGGTGCATGGTGGATGTGGAGATTTCATCAGACTGTGACAACGCCTCCGGTTTACGGGACCGTGAACAGCCAGCGCGTGCGGTATGCGGATTCGGTTCCAGCCATTCAATGATTGAAACGAACGCCAGCCCGTTCCGTAGCCAGCATAATGTCAAGGTTACGGAACAGAGCATCAAGAACATCCTCGCCGATGGGACGCCGAGATGGGTGTCCCATCCAAAGGATTTCAAAGAATATGCCAACGAGGAGTACTACCGGGAAAAGGAACAATCTGACCGCCTCGTATCGGCATATCGGATGGAGGAGCAGGACACCCTAACCGATGAAAAAGCCCGCAAAGTCGGGAAGATCAGCACTCGGGAATTCATCAAGAAACTGCGGGATAATGGGGTCAACTGCTTCACCTATCAGGTTCCACCGGACGCGAAGACTCCGGCCTCGATGCGAAACACCGTTGGTCTGTGGTGCGAAGTTCCATCGGAGCGTTCCATCGGGTTTTCGTATCGCGGCATCAATCACCAATATGTCACTTGGATGGATATTCCATTCATGTACGAATGGAGCATTCTGCGGCTTGACGATCACCAGCTTCCAGCAGGGGAGAAATACCGTGGATGGCGCACGGTACTTGCACGGCTCGTGATGCGAAAGGTTCTAAGCGAAGTGAAGGCTAATCGGATATTTGGCGAGCCTTCTGGGGCAACATCGAAGATTTACAAACGCACGCTATTCGAATTTCGAAACGGAAGGATAAAACTCAATGACCGACCAGCTGCAACCGAATGACGAACTACTGAAGATCATGCGCGCCCGCGAGTTGCGGGAGGCGCAGCGATTCGAGCAGGAGCAGGCCGAACGACAAGAAAAAGAACTGGGTCGCAAGCAGCGCGTCGCCACTCAAGTCGAGCAGGACAAGCAAGTGTTCATCGCCGCAGCCGAGTGGCAGGCGAAGTGCGACCACCGTAAAGGAACGAGCGGCAAGAAAAAGTGGAGACACATCGACTACATGCTCTCGAAGCATACGTTCCAGAACGGCGTCGTGCAGTTCAAATGCCTCAAATGCCGGTTCAAGGCGTTCCCCGGCGACACTCGGGAAGCGTGCTCCTACAATTTCGAGAACTTCATGAAAGGCAAAAACAAGGTGAAATATCCGAATCCGACAGGCCTATCCTATGCCGATTGGTTCAAGATGTTTCAGGACGGCACGACCAATACCGAAACACGCTCGGAGATGGTTGTGGCAGGTCCGGTTCCGGTAACAAGCTGAGGGAGGAACGATGTCCAGCCGCACCTATCCAGCGCTGAATACGAATAGCACGTTCACGGGATTCGAGTCATTTCCTGGGGGAACGAGTTTAGGTCTACGTTCACTTGCTTTTACCGTGAGCGGCACATTCACAATTCCCGCTGTTTTGTTGAAAATAACAGTTATCGGTGCTGGCGGTGCCGGTGGCGGATCGAATGGCTCGAATTGTGGAACAGGAGGCGGCGCTGGGGGCAATGCGATTGCATGGTTGTCGGCGCTCACGATTGGCGGAACGCTTACAGTCACAATAGGAAGCGGAGGGGCAGGAGTATCGGCAGGTACCGGAGGGACGGGAGTTGCCACGACCGTCACTTCGGGAACGCAGGCCATTTCCACGATTACAGCAAATGGAGGTGCTGGAGGAACGGCCAACTCTACCGGAGGGAACGGCGGCGGAGTTGGCGGAACAGCGAGCGGTGGAAATATCAATGTAACAGGGGCGCAAGGTTCTTATACGACAGCCGGAACAGTAGGCGTGCAAGGTGCGAACTCGATTTACGGAGCAGGTGGCAACTCTGCGGCAGGGGCAGCAGGAAACGCAGCGACCGGATACGGATCAGGCGGCGGCGGCGCTCAAGGCACAGGCCCTTTCGCTGGTGGCGCTGGGGCGGCTGGAATCGTTATTTTCGAATGGGTGGCTTAATTGGCCGTCATCGTCTACGATCCATCGGGAAACGCCTACGCTCTCGGGATTGACGCGGCGGGAGAGCTTCAGGCCACCATTACGACCGGGCCAACTCCGCCATCCATGCCCCCGATTGTTTACGACACTTCAGGCAACGCCTATGCAATAAGCGTTCTTTCCACAGGGAATCTCTTCGCCAATCCCGTCTCGATTCAAGGCAATACCCTAAAAACTGCAGTCATCATCCTCGACAGTTCAGGAAACTCCTATTCGATCAGTGTGCGGACGGACGGTTCGCTCGGAGCCGATCCGGTCACGACTCCCACGACAGGTTCAGGAATCACGCTCCAGAATATCGCTGATGTGCTTTCGACGATGATCGACATTCAGCCGATTCTATCGGTGGGCGGCTACTCGAACCTAACCATGCTCACGATTGCCAACGATGTGATGAACGAGATTTGCGCTCAGTCCTTCCCGTGGCCGTGGAACGAGATTCAGCTTCCGCTCTTTTACTCGAACTCTTGGCAACAGGATTATGCCATTCCCGGCCTCATGAATCTGGCGTCCTTGCAGCGCGGCATCGTCGTGAACATCAACAACAACTCGGTGCCGAAGCCCTGGGGATATGTGCAATGCGTTCGGGAACAGACGATGGCGACGAGTTCCTGGAACGGCCCGTGTCCGTATTACAACACATTCGTATTCAGCGCGAACTGGATGCTCAACTCGAATCTCTACTATGGGACGTGGGGAGATGCCAACACCGGGAATGCGACTTTTGGAAATAATCCTGTGGCAGGCAGTGTTTACACAAATCCTCTTGGAGCCGCGTCCCAGCCCGATAATCCAATCACACAGATTATTGACGCAAACAGAAACCTTCTTGTCCTCACTCGGTATGGATTTGAAGGAACCGCAGCGCCGATTGCTCCTGTCTATTCTCAGGGAGGAACGGTAGTCTCGGGCACCGGAGCAACGACACAATGGACCGTCGTGAATCCCGATGGGCAAGGTATTCGAATTAATCCGATCCCATCGCAGACAGGTGTGGTGTGGCAATTCAATCTTACTGGGCAAAGGAAGCCAGTTCGGTTTACAGGACTCTCACAGTCGATATTCCCGCTTCCCGATTACATGGAGACGACATTCCGGCAGGGATGCACGGCGCAGGCTTACCGATATTCGCAATCCGCGAAAGTGGCTGCTAAGTTTGATAAAGAATGGGCGCTCTGGCTTCGGTCCTTGCTGCTCTTGCGCGAACGTTCGGACAAAGAACGTGACGCTTCGAGGTTCGTACCGAAGCGCTCTGTGCTCGGGGCTGGCGGTCCGAGAGGCGGCTGGCCTGGTCCGGCTTATCCGTGGCTGGTGGGGCGCTAATTGGCTTCGACGATCCAGCTTCAGAACACCGTAAATTGGGCTTCTGCATTTATCGAGTTCGAGGTACCGACGCTTGGCACTGCAAATGAGCCTTCGATTACGAGTGCCAACACGGTCATGCAAACGATTCTCGGACCTCCCTTCAAATGGAGTTTCAATCGCGCGACCGTTCCATTCACAACGACAGGCGGAAATCAAGATACGAAAGTGGCCGTCTCTAATTTCGGTTTCATCGAATCCGCGAGTGCTACTAGCGGAAATACCACTTTCGCATTCAAGGAAGTCAAACAGGAACTCACGATTGGCACGGAACCAGCAAGGCCGCAATCCATCGCGGCGCAGTTCGATGACAATGCGGGCAATATCACGTTCCGATGTCTTCCGGTGCCAGATAAGGCATATGTAGTGACTGTGACATACCAGCAAGCGCCGCCCGCTCTCTTTTCGGCGCTTTCGACAACTTGGACACCAATCCCCGACAAGTACTCTTACATCTACAACTACGGATTCCTCGCGCTCACGATGGCCTATGACGATGATCCGAGGTTTCCACTCTTCAACCAGAAGTTTGTCGCGCATCTGCTCGGAACGCAGCAAGGACTGACCGAGACGGAGCGGAACCTGTTTATCGACACATGGAATCTGATCGCCCGACAGGAAGCACTAATGGGGATTAAGACGCAACAAGGGAGGCAAGCGCTTGGGACCTGAACCGATTTTAACATCCGATAAATGGAAAGATACACTTGGAACGATAAAAGTTTTCTTCCACGAAGAAAAAGGCCCATATATAACTTTCGGTGAAACAAGATTGGGAGAGCGTGGTTGGATTGCCGTGGTTTTAGATTCAAAAGGAGAAATTGATTTTCGAGCAGTGAAGCTACCTTCTTCTGGATTTTAATGCCCAGCCAATCGCTCTTACAGATTCTCGGCTCGAAGGGCAATAAGGAGACGCGATATGCTCCGATCTTCACAGACCGATTCTTCGTCGGATACTGGTCCAACCGAAATCCTCTGCGTAGTCCGCTGTCAACCTTCTACGCCGATGGCTGGCACCTGGGCGGCACAGATGCTCTTATATCGGGAACAAACATCGAGCTTTCGCCTCGTCTTACTCTGTGTCGAAGACCCGGAAACGTCGCCTATTCAACCGCAACCTTTACCACCCCGCCTCTGACGTTCTATCCATTCCGGCTGTTTGGCGCTACGTCTCCATCCATCGATGTGATTGTCGATACGCTCGGAAACATCTACAACCTGACAACCACTTCCTCGACTTCGATATTCTCGAAGGCCGCGAACGCTGGACAGGCCAACTTTCTCGGGATCGGCCAGACGCTTTACTTCGGAGATGGCGCGGAAGTGATGGCTTGGCAGAATGGGACGATTCGGAATTGGGGAATTTCGATCAGCCCCTTTACAGCGTTAGCTGGACCGAATACAGCAGGAACCGGAGCATCTTCGGCATGGGCCAATCCAAGCGATGTGACGGGATCGAGTGGTTATGCAACTGTAACTCAGGGAGCCTTGATATTTCCTGTTTCGACGCAGCCCTTACTTGCCACTAATTTCGGATTCTCCCTGGGAGTTACCGAAATTGTTGGTGGTATTACCATAACTCTGACAGGTTTTAGGACAGTGAACAGCGGTGGGGGAATTGTAAACTTCGGCGCACAACTTCTCAAGAATGGCAGTCCTGTAGGGAATATAATCTTGGTCAATGCGCCTTCTTCTAGTGGGACTGTCACATTTGGAGGATCAAGTAATCTCTGGGGCACTACTTTTACTGGGAATGACATCAATCAGACCACTTGGGGCGTTCAAATCACAGGAACGGTCCCTGTAAGCACAAATGTCACGTTCAGTGTTCGAAATGTGAATGCTACGGTCAGTGGAGTCGTCGCGCCATCGGTCACACCGACAGGTTCCGGTTCCATATCTCTCACAACGGGCTGGCAATACGCAGCGGCTTATGGCAATTCCTCTTCAGGGCAAGTTTCATCGGCGACCCCGGTAAGCGTCACTACGGGGCCGCAGACGAGTAAATCTTATATCGGAGTGGGCCTAATCGCTTCCACCGATCCGCAAGTGAATCAAATCTGGCTTTTCCGTACAACTGATGGCGGTGCAACTTTACTTAATCTGCCGACTTCTCCATATCCGAATACGACGCAGACGATTCAGGACACGAATCCCGATACGACTCTGAACATCCTCCAGCAAGCGCCATTGAATTTCGTCAATAACCCGCCTCCTACGCAGGCACTCGATCCGGTCTACTACCTCAATCTCGTGTGGGTACACGTTGGCAATGCAGTCTACTTTTCGAGGACGCCATCGGCCATCGTCGGGGTGACGCAGGAATCATTTCCTCCGGCGAACGTTTTTACGTTCCCGGAGACAGTCATTCGGAAGATTCCGTTCAGTTCCGGGCTTCTCATTTTCACGACTTCGAATATCTACATCATCCTCGGGAATAACACTTCTACTAGTCCGCTCTATTCGGTTCCTTTCGAAGCGGGATATGGAATTCAGTCGTGGAACGCGGTCTGGACCGATGGCAGCGTGATTTATTTCTTCACTTCGAATCACCGGATGATGGAACTTAATCCTTCCTCGGGACTCTCGGACATCGGCTTCCCGATTGCCGATCAGCTAGCGAATCTCAACCCGGCAAACGTGTATGTGACCTACAACAGTTCTACATCGAATGACTCGGCGCTCTATGTCGGGGATGGTTCGACAGGCTGGTATCGCTGCAATCCTAATCAGGTGCCGGATGGCGCGATCACAGGCCCGATCTGGAGTCCAAAGGCCACGATTGTCGG